GCCTGTCCGCTCCAAATCGCCATATCGCCAACAACAACCGTAAATGCCGGGGCTGAACTGAGCGTTAAGTCTGTTGCTGTCGTGCCAACCGCAATCGTTTTAGAGGCGTCATATGAAATCTGATAGATTTCAAACGGAGCAACATAGTCCGCCGTAGTTTGAGTTACAGCTGGGTTAATGGTAGATATGGCCAATGCAGAGGATTCTTCAAACGCATCCGTAATTTTACCACGGAATAGCATTGATATAAGATCGTCGTTAGAGCCAGTGCCACTCGACACTGCACCGCCACCTGCGCCTGATCCGAATCTTACTATGTCGGCATTTTCAATGAGTGGGGAAGCAGACGAGGCAGTTCGCCATTGGGTTGCTGAAAAATATTGCAAAAACACGTACCCAATCGGCGAGTTTGTTTTTGGGAAAAGAGCGCCGATAACGGCAGGATCTTGTAGTGTTACTAATGCTGCTTCGGCATCTGAGAAAAGAACTTCTATTTTGCCCTCACCATTTAAACTAAAAGACGCAACATAGTAAAAAGTATTCGTTGGTGTTATTGCCCCTATTTCAAAATCGGAAGGAGCTACGCCCACTGGCTGAGCTAGAGCAAAATTAATAGAAGATGTGGGTATATTATACCAAACAGATCCCTGTATGGGTCCAACAGTTTTGTCTGTTCCATCGGCACCCAAAACAGATGAGCTTTCAAAATAAAGACTTTGATCCGCAGCCCCAACATTTGCCCGTGGTCTTAAAGGAGAGTTTGCCTCGGTGTCTAGGGTTTTGATTGCCCTAGTCAGAGAACCGTCGTTTTCAACAAAACTGTTCCCAGTAGTTGGGTCCATTGGCGATTGAATCGAATACTCTGGAGTCGAATCGGCAGGAGAAGTAGCTCCCATGTAAGCAAGATTTTGGTTTGAGATCCCTTCTCCGATTTCTTGGCTTTCTCCTAGCACCAACTCTTCGCCAAAAAACCTAGCGTAAACGCTGGTATCGGACCTTAAAAATAACCAGTAAGTACTAGAATCGCTAGGAACTGAGCCCCTAAGAGCCACCTGTACGTGTCTGTCAGTAGAAGGAGCGGCGTTGGTCTGATAGGTCCCAAAAGCGTAAAAAGAAGCGTCCCCTGTTGCTGGGGAGGTTGCTCCTGAAAAGGCAGCAGTAAGAGTCACCTGAGATATTGAGTTAACTGCGGCAATTTCATAATAAGCGTCATCGCCTAGTACTGCAATTCTAATAAAGTCGCCAGCCAAAAGAAGTGAGGTCCAAGAGGCCGCACCTACAGAAGTTACCACTGTGCTGCCGTTTGTCCATATCAGGTTTGAAGATACGGGCTCATCTCTCACTAGGTTTAGATAGGCGACTTCGTTGGCCGCAAGAGTTATATCAGTTGTTGCATTATTTGCCAAAATCTTATATGTAAGTGCGCTGCCTACCACCTTCAGGTTAATAGCCGAATCCCAGTTCATCTGACCAGTGACGACAAGAGACGCTCCGCCGTGGGTTACCGACCCTGTTCCTGTTACTACAGTGTTAACAGCGTCCTCTCTTAAATGTACAACTGAGCCACCACCGCCGCCGCCACCGCTAGCTGAAGACCAATAGGCAGTTCCCTTAATTTCCTTAATAGCCGAAAGCATTGCATTTATAAGTTCTTTTAGAGAGCCGATCGACTTGTCACCGCCAACAAACACGTTTGTGCTAGAGTTGGAGCTGTTTTCTGTGGTTCCGTTTGGAGCCCTGCCTTGAGACCAAGGGTAAGTATATGAAAGATCGGGGGTTTGACCGCCTTCTCCTAGTCCAAACATGAGGGGTCTTGAGTCGGTTATTGAGACAACACTGTTGTTTACGTCAGTGACCACCTGAGCGATGGGGCAGATTCTCGCTTGAGCTGGGTCTGTGAAGGGTAGTGTTGATATTGTAATGACGAAATTTAAGGTCCGAGCCAAAGGGACGACTCTGGAAAATTGAGAGTCTGATGCAACGTCGTAAAAATACACGATGTCTTCTGTCGTAGGGTCTAAAGTTCTTGAGTAGTCTATTCCAATATAGTTGGTCGTACCTGCGGCAAACGTCCCAGTTACAACACCTGAGTTTAGATTTCCGTCCAAAACCTCATTTGGGGCATCAAATTCGGTAAGATAAAAGGTTCCTGATGTAACAGAGGCTCCCTGAAAGATCCCTGCGTTAGCTACAATCATCGCCAAGGCGCTTGCAGGATTGCCTATAACTCCTGTGTGTACGATTGAGAACCCTCTTAGGACGTAAGGGATAGCTATGCCGCTGCTTGGGTCTACATTTGTTGCAAAAGCGGACAGAAGGGCATTAAAATCCTCTTGAACTGCTGAGTCAACGGCCTTCAGGGTATCCGTATTCACTCTAGACTGACTAAAATATGAATTTGATCTTATGTTTGCCATTCGGTGTTCCTGTATGACGCTTTTGCTGTTAAAAGCAGAATATCTCTCATGTAAAGAAGATTACGGTTTTTCGTTTGGGTTGCAAAAGCTAATTAGGGATGATATATTCACAATAGAAGCAGAAAGGGAAAATCATCGATGGGCAAAAAGAAATTCAACAAAGAAGATGACAGATATCAGAAAATGTTTAATGAAAACAAGGAGTTAAAAAGAGAGCTTTCTATTGCAAAAAATCAAATAGAAAGATCTAAAAAGCCCTGCTCTTGCGAACGGCCCCCGAAAAAGGAAAAAGCAAAAGAGCCCGACCTGATTGTAGAAAAAAGTGAGATCTGTGAAAAATGCGGACTAGAGATGGCTGTAGTCGAATACTCTAAGATAGGGGAAAGCTGGTTTTTCCTTCGATGTCCTGCAAAACACAGAACTCACGGAAAGAAAATGCCATGAATGTAGTTTCAATAGACCTCGAAATGAATAATCCGACATATGAGCAAAAGATTATCTCCGTAGGCGTTACAGTAGGCAGTCTATATGACAGAACTATTTTGACATCTAAGGACTTTTTTGTGAACCCCAGGGAGCCGCTGACAGAGTTTATCAAGAAGCTGTGTAATATTAGTCAGGAAACTGTTGATAATGCAAAAGAGCTTCAGGATGTATATCTCGATATATTAAGTTTCATTAAGCCCTATAGCGCACATAAGACGATCATAGAGTGGGGCACGGGAGACTGCTATACTTTGAGACGCCAGCTTTCTGCTACCGACAGGCCCTACGAGTGGTTTGGGAGCAGGTCATCGATGAACGTAAAGAACTTAGTACAGGCGCATATGTACGCTGTACAGAGAAAAGCTAAGGGAGGGCTTGAAAAGTCCTTATTGCAATTTGGCGAATCTTTTGATGGAACGCCGCATTCAAGTGAGGATGACTCTAGAAACACAATGGCTATGTTTTTCAGATACCTAGAGGTACTAGATAAAACCAGGCTAAAGTCTCAGCAGACTCTTTTGACCTACTACAAGTTTTTAGACTTAGTGAAAGAAATAGACCCAAAATGTTAACTATAAACAGCAAGACTAAGAGAAGTGTATGACTCAGAATAGCGATTTTCCCTTAGAGGTGTTAGAAAAAGCAAAAGATATGGCCCTTAAAATGGTAGGGGAGCCTGTTGAGATTTCAAGTGACGGCACCCTTTCTTTGGATGGGCTAACTATCGGCATGATTGACTCATATAGCTTAAAAATGGACGACACTGGCGTCGAAGCTTCTGTTTCGATAGAATGGGATATCCATGCAAGATAGCCCAGAGTTTCTATCATTTTGTCATGCACATAGAATCAAGCCAATTGACGTAAAAGCCCTGCGTATAATGTGGAATAAGATCAAAAAAACAATGGAATGGGAGGATGAAAAGATTTCGCTTTGGATGGAGTCTGAAAATCCACTACTTGGAGGACTAACCCCCGTGCATCTAATTAGTATCAACAGGATTCATAAGCTCGCTAAATTTGTAACCATATGCGTTGAGGAAAATCAAGCCTAAACTTCATCCAAGACTTCAAATCCTGCGATTCCTTCAAAATTAAATGAAACCCGTAGTATACCTCTAGCGGCGACCGAGTAGCTTCTATCTCCGATAACAGCCTTTGGGATAAAAAGAAGGCTTTCTGCGGTAAATCTATTGTAGATCCGTATTGAGATATACGGGGCTGAGAAAAAAGCCGTAGCCAAAGGAATGGCTTCGATTCCTTGAAGGCCGCCCGAGAAATTAAGGGTGACGCCTGACAAGCTTCCGGATACTCCGTCTGTTGTTTCAATAATCTCCATGGGGACGGGACTGTCAACTCCGTATATTTTTTTAATAGAGTTGCCCATCGTCCAAGACGCTGCCTGACATTCGTTGTATATTTTTCCGTTGATCTTAATTACAATTAAGGCCCCGTGTACTGTTTGACTCATTCGTCTACTCCCGTTTCGCCCCAAACCCAGAATTTAGAGGAATCTTTTAGACCTTTGGTGCCCGGGTATACGACCGTAACCACAATATTTAGCCCAGCTGCCACAATTTTTTCAATTAATTCGATAGCAAAAATTCTTCCTGCTGCTGTGGTTGTTACATACCCCTGGTAATCAAAGCCATCAGTTCTTGGTATTACATTTTGCTTTAACGCAAGAGAAACATTTGATCCTACAGCGTGGTTTTTTTGAAGAATATAGGCAGGACTAAGCAAAATGCTGCTGTCACTTGGAATATTTAAGTATGGGACTGGACCTTCTTGCTGTACAGTTCCAAAATCAAGCATCACAAATCCTTCAGTGTCTGGGAAGTCTTCGGTAGAGCTAACAAATAGAATTTGGCCAGTCGAGGAATTAGCCGTCAATTCTAAAGATCCGTTTGGAGCCAAAAGAGTAAAGTTCTGGCTCTGATCATAGATATACGGCCCAAGCTCATCTTCGGCCACATCGGCTTGATCGTTTAAATACATGGCCCCTACACGGTCCCGTCTTATGATCTGACTTGTGGCTGGGATTATAATTTCAAGAAGGTTGGCTTGCGACTGATAAACCGATGCGAATCGAAACTTAGAAACTATTGTCTTTTTAACAGATTTGTAAAAAAGTACGCTATCTACAGAGGTCTGGACGGCTGAGACGGGAGAGGTAGTTAAATCTATTTTCTCAGATAGAAAGTTAGTAACAACAAAATAGGCATCTCCAGCGGTATCTGATGGCTGTATCTCTTTAATAGTAAATGTTCCCTGATTCGTATTATTGCTACCGCTTGCAACGGTTGAGTCGAAGACTGGGTCGTAAATATTAACATAGTCGCCCACTCTTACTCGGCTTAAGTCGGGAAATGCTCCAGAAACCCAAGTGTATTTTGCTCCGCCATCTACAACGGGATCTACAGACCATCCTGTTCCGACAGACGGGGAAGTGTTAATAATAGAAGAAAATCTTAAAGAGTTTTGAGCCCGACCGCCCAGTACTTCCACCTGACTTGAAGGACCTAGGGTGTCGCTCTGAAGAATAACAAGGTCTCCAGTTCCATCATTTGAGAGATATGCAAACCCTGTCGTGCCTTGCTCCCTAAGTCCTTTCACTATCGCATCCGCCACTTCTTGGGCGGTTGCTGCGGCAATGTTTGTAAATTGCCCTGTTGTGAACACGACAGTAATAGGAGCCTGACCATCAAAGGAAAGGATTAAAGTGTCACCATCTCGCAGTAGATAGGTAGAATAGGCTCCAGAATTCGATGTAGCCGCTGTTGCCTCTGCTCCAAAAACAACAGACAAAATCTCAAGTATTAAAGACCTGATCTGTTTTTGATTAATAACAGATATTCCAAGCTCCCTAAATAGCTCGTCAGACAAACCGATCGATGGAGGTCTTGAGATACCGTACTCGGACATTTTCTGATCAAGATAGTCACCTGACGCGGTAATCAGATAAAACTGGTCATGAATGCTTTCTAGTAAATTAACAAGAGGAACGGCAACAGACTTGGCTAGGGCTCTTAGAATGATATCTACGTTCCGGCCATTAATGGCTGGAGTAAGATATTTTCTTAGTCTTTCGTACTGCTCTTGTTCTGTTGTGGACCGAGACATCTACATACCCCTATATTGCGCTAACACTGATATCATTTAGATTTAAGATTCGAGCTTTCTCAGCAGGTCCGATGAAAATGGTACTGTTAAGAGCATTATAAAGCGGAGACGAAATTGCCACGGCCCTGACGCCTGGTATGCTGTTGACCGCTGATATAATTGAGCTAATAGCAATCGGAGATCCAATTGGATTAGAATTAATAACGGAAGCTACGCCTGTTCTGACTCGCTGAACCATGTTGGCAAAACTAACCCCTGTATTAATAGCGACATCAATTGACATAGAGACTCTTCTATCTAAAGGAGGCTTTATGTAAATCTCGGCACCTGCGGCTGCCACTCCCGGGTAGGTTAAAACATCTCTTGGATCACCGTACACGATTCTATTGCACTCAGCAAGTAGTCCCGTGTTGTACTGATAGCTATCAATTCCATACTTAATAACGGTGTTGAAACCCATTTTATTAGTAGGTGCGACAACTATATTTGCAATAGCGTTAATCTTGTCTGCCTGATACCGTGTATCAAATACCAAAACCCCTTCTTGGTTTGAATTAGGGTTTGTAGTAACAAGCAATGTTTTCTTGTAGCCGACGTAGGCCGTGCTTTCGATTACATTAAAGTTAGAAGTATTTTGAGCCAAGGTCACAGAGGAGGCGGCTAGAACCTGTTGAATCATAATAGTGTTTTTGCTTAAAACCCGAGACACTCCCCATATTCCTCTGTTGGCCTGAGTTAAGAAATTGCTAGAGATAGATAGAACGTCTCCATCATTTGTAGCGTTGTATTCAGTACAAGTGATCGTGTTTCTGTGGATTCTCATGTTTGTTCCGGTCACAGTTACAGGGTTTGACTCTGTTACGGCTTCGGGATTCATTAGAATTAGAGAGGAAGTTGCTGTGTCAATTCCAACAATTATGTAACTGCCCGTGTTGGATGGAAAGTTACCTGCCCCAAGAATAACTTCGTCGCCAACCGACACTATTTGGGCAGCGGCCTGATCTGTTGGGTCGGTAGCTCCAGACAGATATTCTAAAACTAAATAGTTGTCTACGTTCGTTGCGTTGAAGTCAGCTCCAGCTCCATTATATATAAAGTCGTCTTGGATCGTCAGAGTCTCTTCAAGGGTATTTGCGTTGTAGTAGTAAAGTGAATTCCCAAATCTTCTGATTACTCGAAAGTCTCCGAGATTCTGAACAGAAAATGAAGGAATCGAGATATTGCTACTAGCCCTAATTGACATAGTGTCCCCTTCCTGAATAGCTTTTTCTATTACAAAGTCAGAGGCGACAAATTCAAAATTTGCAAGGAAACCAGAAGCAGGAAGGACATCGACTCTAATAGTATCCTCGGAAGCGGCTATTGCAAAAGTAGAAGCCCCAGCGTTTCCTTCAACGTAAACAAAGGGATTGGCAAGCGATACGCCGTAGGTAGAGGTCACTCCTGCGATAAGCCCGATTGCTACGGAAAGACTTTGAGCAGACTCAGCTACAGTTCCGCCGACCGCAAAATCAGTATCAGCAACCAAGACTGTTGCGTTTATTGTAAAGGTATCTCCAGTCTGAATATTTGCAGTCAACTCAAAAGATCCGCTTGGAAACTGATCAGTAGCTAAAGGGTTTGCAACCTGTAGAATTTGACCGTCGTCTGAAACACCAGTTACTAAAAATGTACCGTTGTTGTTTGACTCTGGCATGCTGGCTATCGTAACTAAGTCCCCGATATCCACTTCCGTGAAATTGGTCGTTCCTGTAATTACGTAGTTTGCGCTAGAGCCCACTTTTTCAACATAGACTGTGTCCCCAACCGTAAAGTCAATCTCAGCGGTTGTGCTAAATAGTGGACTAGTTCCGCTTATTCCATCCCAGCTCAAACATGAAAGTAGACCCTGTTTCTCAATCTTAAAAGATCTTCCTCTTGTTCTCTGGTTTGTTCTCTGAATGCCGAATCTTCTTTCTGTTATTGAACTAGAAACACCGAGCGTAACACTTGAATAGCCTGCGATCGGAGAATTTGGGGTAATAGTAACCAATTCGTCGCCAGCCAGTAGCATTGATTTATTTTGCTTGTTCTGGGCAGTAAGCTTCACAAGCTGATTGCTTGTAAATCCAAGTAAATTTGGATTGCCAATGTACGTGTTAATAAATTGATTGTCAACTACTTGTGACGTATTTAAAACAGAACCAGAAGCAGAATTTGCAGTTCCTCCGACAATCTGGACGGCTCCTTGGCCCCCTAGAATGTTTGTCGCAAGCTCAATTTTTTTAGTGTTATCGGACAGACTTACTGTTCCGACACTTGTGATGCCTGAAACCGCCAATATATTAGACAACTCATTTACTTGATTTACATCTGTAGGAACTAGCTTAAGTGGCTCAGCGGCAAAAAAATTATAACCGACTGCCGAAATTAATGCTAAAGGTCGTTTCAATATAAACTGGGGGACAGGGGATATAGCATCTAGGTCACTACTAAGAATCCAGTTCACACCATCTTTTAAATATAAAGTATAGTAAGCAAAGGCCGATCCGTCATAAGTAGATCTAGAAATGATTCCAGCTCCAGAAGTTCCATTGTCATTGACTAGCGTTGCAGAAACTACAGAAGAAACGGAAACAGTTGACGTAACATATGTCACGATTTCCGCAGCTGTGGTGTCCACCGCTCCGTAAAAAATAATCGCCCCACCTTCTCTATCGAATTCTTCTTGCCCGTCTCCAGTCGTCCTGTCTACAGAAAAAGAGGTAACTCCTGACGCTGTGACTAGGTAGATTCCATCGTTTATAAGAGACAGCTCAGATGCTGTAGGGATATTGACATAGTGTCCAACCAAAGCAGGAAGCGTTGGAGCCGACCCCGATGAGTAAGTGTATGTTAGTCTGTCTGTCCCAACTACTGGAGTATTTGAAGACCTTGTCACTGTCCATCTTGTAGTTGGAAGCAGACCGGGCGTAACATCAAGAGGACCGCTTTTAAGACTGATTAGAATTTCTACATTGTCAGAAACGCTTGAAACGCTTGAGATTGCTGCGTTTGCTGTAGATGGATATGTGTAACCTACGTTAACATACTCACCAGACTGATCCCATTGCACTGCTCTAAACAGTATAGCAGTTTCGTCAACTGAAGGCACCGTTTGTTTTAGAACTTCTTTGGCTTGCATCAGGACTTTGAAATTGTTGAAGCTAAAATCAGCAGGAAACTGGCCGCCAGTTCCAGAAAAAGGAGATGTTGGGGAATTTTCAGAGTCATAGGCATTAAACTGTGTCGTGCTTGAAGGGACTCCAGAGTTTGTGGCTGCCCCTCTATACATAGGCATAACAAAAGTTTTGTTTACAGCGTCGTTGTCCAAAACTACGACCAATTTATCAGCAGGTCCAAAGCTAAGGGGCTCTGCAATATAAAATCTGTCGGCTCCGCCGCCTAACGATGCTACTCTAAGTCTTTTGACAAAAATATCGTCTTCTAAAGTAAGGCCGCTAGCTAAATAGTCATTTAAGAAAGTTTGTTCGTTTGGAGATAGTGTATCTAGGATAGCTCCATATGGCTCAAGCATTCCAATCGTGTAGTTTGGATGTAGGTCCAATGTAGATAGGTTTATGGCAGAGGTCATCTGGTTTACGCCATCAATATATGAGACAGGAGGACTGGCAACTGCTCCCAGTGTTATAAAATTAGAGTGAATAAAAGCAGGGTATACCCCATCTTCGTAGTCAGACTGATAAAACGCAACTAGGGATTCAGTATTTTCAGCTTTCTGGCCTGTCAAGAAACCTAGTGGTCCCATGTTTGAGGCAACGGCTGCGATTAAAATTGACCCTGATATAGATCGGGTAAGGGTTGTGACTGTTAGGTATGTGTTGTCAATAACCGAGAAGTTGACTCCATATGTCTCAGAATTAAGAAGGGCGGCTGCTGCCGACAATGTAGCAATAGTTCCTGCTGGAAGCCTGAATCTTTCAGGCACGTTTGACGTTCTGATGAAGGTAATACCTGCCTGATACGGGGATTGTGCGCCCGTGACAGCGGCGGTAAACTCAGCAGCGGTTACGGTTATTTCAAACCAGTTAAACGTGGCATCAACAGCCGAGACTCTTGCTTCAAATCTGTTCGTTAGGTCTAATTCGTAAGACCAAAGAATCACGTAATCGCCCATTAAAATATTGCTAAAATTACCAAGTCCTGTTTCATACCTAATAGTGTTCGCTACGGGCTTAGACACAGTAATGACAGCATTGCCTACGATATTGCCTGCAATCACCTCAGCGTTTAAATCATCTGCAACTATCCATAAACTTTGAGACAGACTTCCAGCCGTACTTCCGATGTTTACTATTCCACCAGAAATAAGAGAACCGATCACGGTGGCTTCAGTTTGAAAAATACCGGCAGACAAAGAGTCCCCAGCAACTAGAGGTTCGGTTAATGTTATTTGGGCAGTATTTCTTGAAAGAGTATAGTCAGACGTTCTTCCTTGAGCGAAAAGATCTTCGTTGTCAAAAAGACCCTTAGTTACTAATGTAGAAGAAACAGAAACTTGAACACTGGCCTGATCACTGAAGCCCCTGTTTGAAGTAAACTGAATAGAAGAGCCTAGTTGTGAAGCTGTGACTCCTGCTATCCGTGAATTAAAAACATTGATCCATGACTGTAGGGAATTTGAAGAAGAGACCGTGGAGTAAGTTCCCTCGTTTATAAAATCTTGGTTTGTAATAATGTAAGTGACCGAAGGAGTTCCGTCAACTGCTAAAATAACAGTGTCTCCTGTTACGATTGCACTACTCCAGTCAGCCTGTGGGTTCCCCACAATTTCTGCTAAAAACCCATCTTTTATTAAAAGCTCATCGTTCTTATAGAGTCTGAGTGTTTCTGCTAAATTGGACGGGAATCCTAAAATAGGTGCTGCATCCACGCCTGTCGTTGGTGAAATTTCAATATAGTCAAAGCTTTCGGCCTTGGCTTTAATAACAACCTTAGTTCCACCAGAGGCCGTAGTCGCTTCATATAGAAGTGGATTGTCAGCGTTAATAGAAGAAACAACTTCGTATGCCGTTGCTCCTCCTGCGCTTAGAAAATTAGAAGAAGAAAAAGCATGAGTCGATACGATACCGCCGACAACAACGGAAAGGTTCTCCCCGCCAAAAAGAGCAAAAGGAGAAAGTAGGCTTGTTTGAAGATAGGCTTTTGTAATAGAGGTCTGTCTGCCGCCGCACTGAAGTTGAAAATTTCTCTCGCCGCCGTAAGCTGAATCGACTAGATCTTCAATTCCTACCCCTGCGTTTTTTTCTTCGTAAGTAGCGCCATTGTCAATATAAAGAGTTGTTACTCCTGCTGCTGTGATGATCGAATCAGCGACAACAGTTTCGGACTCGTCAACAGGAGAAGCTCCAATAACTGAAGCCTTGATAGCCGTAGCCGTTCCTAGTCCTATTGATTGACGAGCTAGCTTTATTCTCGCTCTAAGTTGATCGTCTGTCTCAGTGGATCTTCCGTCTGTGAAAGGTAGGGGGTTAGTAACAGTAAGGTTTGCACTGGGAGGATTGACAAATAGCTTGATCGCTCCAGCAGGGGCGTTTCCTTGCAATCCAATCTCTGAACAAGCAACTTGGACACCTGTAACCGTGGTCTCTCCATCTAGGATGATAGCTTGAGGAGAAACACTAAAGTTTACTTCGGCAGAAGCTCCCGAAGCAGGGGCTTGAACTACCGTATTAACAGGAATAGTTCTGACGCCACCCTGAGCAAGAATCACGCTTTCGTTGTTATTGTGGTATCTGGTTGTTGGGTTGGCAGGATTTAGGGTAAGCACCCAGTAAGATCCCTGCTCTACTTTTGAGATGTATGCAAGTGGACCTTCTGAGTTTGAAGTACCTCTTCCTAAGTAAACCGATCCAGTAGCAGTAAATAAAGAAGCGTCTGAAACGTATATGATTGTAGACCCAATGTTTGGGGCAGACTGTCCTGAGTAAATTTTAGTTGATTTTTTGGTAAAGCTTGTGTCAACAATTGTGATATTTCCGCTAGCGACTTTTGCGGAAACTAATCTTAGATTCTCATCTGCCGCAATTCTTTGCAGCGAATCTGAAGTCGCCCTGTCAACAGAGTTGTCTTTTAGAATTTGGATGGCATCACCAGACGCTCTGGCAGTAGTCAAGGCAACAGTTTCAAAAAAAGATGTAACAGCAGACCCAACATTTAGATCATTGATCCCAGTTCCAGAAAGGTATGCCGCTAAAAGGTCACCTAAATATTGATCATAACTTTGAAGGACTGGTACATTGTTTTCGTTTGGCATTGTTTCCTTTATATACTGATATTAAAATTGATCGGAAGAACTCCACTTCCATTTGCAATTGTTACTGCTAAGTTTATGTTCAAAGTGTTCCCAACAAAATCTATCTGAAGTCTTTTGATTGACCCAAACCGTGGATCTGCTAAAATGGATGTCGCTATTTTAGAATACAAAGACCTCGACTCAATATCCGAAACATTCATTCCAACACTAATTCCAGCCCCAAAAGTCGGATTCATCAAATTTGTTGCAAAAGGTTGGGCAAACTTCAACTTTAGGGCTTGAATGAGGTTATTTAATCCTCCTGCAAGCCTAAAATCTCCGTAGGCGTCCAGCGCAATGTCTCCGCCGTCATCTAGTAGCCAGTCAATTTTAGAAAGTCCTACTAAATCGTCGCCTGTAAACCGAGGAACAGGTCGTGTTCTTAGGTCATTTGGCGCTACGATATCAGATGGAATATAGATCTGCATTTGACTGTTGACCGTTCCAGACAGGTAAGCTTTCATTCTAGCTTGTCTAGCTGTCGTATATATGTCTAGATTATCGTTCCCGTCGAGAGTGACGAGGACGTTAAGAGGGCCTATTTTTTCAATCTGTGTGATTTTTCTGGTTGTAGAAGGGACGGTCTGAGCCATTATGACAACGGACTGCCCAACATATAGGTTTTCGTTGCTACTTACGTTTATAAGTCTGCCGCTCGCATTTGAAAGAAGGAGTCTGATGAAGCCACTTTCGTCAATATACGGCTCCTGAAGGTCGTTAAGGGCCGCAAGCTCAACCCATCGGTTCGGATCTCCAAGATATCGGGCCGCAATTTGCTCAATTGTTAGACCAAACGGCACTGGAGCCCTAACTTTAGACTGACCTAGCACAAAGGGGATTCCATTTGTTAGAGCAACCTGAGCCTCATAGCCAAGAGAGCTTTGGATGCGCCCATCATCAATCTGCTGAGTTGCAGTTAAAAGGTTTATTGACTGAATTAGTTCATAAAATGCGTCCAATGAGTCAAATTGCTCAATTGTCAGAGGTGTTGACGTTATATTTGCAGGAGGGGTCTTATAAATATATGCGTAGGTTTCATTTCCCTTTCCGTAGTAGTTCGCAAGCAGACTGGCAAGATTAATTAAGTAGGCTTTTGCCTCTAGTAGGTCTTGAATCGTTATGAGAGATCCGCTTGCTAGATAATTGTTCACCTGCGTTCTTTGGTTCGGGGTAAGAACTAGGTTATCTACAGATATTGACTCAAAAAATTCGGGATATAAATCTGGGTTGCTAAACACAACATTTGATGGGTCATTCCCCTGAAGATTTTGGGCTTGTTGTCCTAGGTTTCCTTCTGCAACTGAATGAATTGACAATCCTTCGCTTGAAGTGTACGTTCCGCCAACTACTTGATTTGCGGCAAGAAGATTTTCCTCAGGAGAAGTAGAGTACGGGGAGCTAAGTGCCGTTGAGCTAAAAGAGGATACCTGACCAATAGGAACGGTAGACCCCACATAGGCAGGAGAGTTTGACGAAAAGGCTCCGTCAATGGTTGCGGCGGCGGCAGCGAGAGCCGATTTTAGATCTCTTACTAAATTTGACGACATGTCAGCGGCAGTGGCAGGGATTCCGGCGATTTCTTTAACCAAAAGAGAGATATTTCTAATAACATTGCCGACTTGACGAACATCTCCATTTACAGCTTGAATCGTAGACGATACTGCGGCAACCGTGGATCTTGCATTTGTTATCGCTCTATTGACTCTTTGAAGTATACTGGGAGTAACATTTGGAAGGACAGAGATGGGAGGAACATTCAGACCTGCTAGGTCTATTCTTTTCCATGCCTTTAATTGAAATTGGTATTTTATCTCGCCCGGGCTATCAATCGACTGACTCCACGTAAACAAAACAGGGGTTACTATAAAAGATTGATTTTGCTTTGGAATGTCAAATACAAGCCTCCAGGCAGCCATGGCTGGGTTTCTCTTAGCTTCTGCATACTGCTCCAAGAATTGATCAAGCAACAGGGCTTGGGCGTAGCCAGTTCCAGCAAACCCACCTTGCATATCCTCAGCCGTTACGCCTCCGTCTGTTGACGTAAATCCTCTTACTAGAGCGTTAGCCTGTGCAGCGATATTGGCGACATTTGAGATAGTCCCAGAGAAAAGACCCCCTAAGCTTCCAGTTATGTTTTCGCCGATTGATTTTCTGTACGGGGCGATACCCATGGTTCCAGAACAGTTAATCATTTTAAAACGTACCCCTCCGTGCTCTTCCACTATCCCAGTTAGCGTAGGGATGGTTGTAATGGAAAATGGGGTAGATATTTGAATTTGCTGAGGAGATATAGGCAGGGGAAAGGCCCATTGAGTCATGGGAGTAAAAATTAAGCCGCCCTGTGGTGGGGCTAACGTCGTCTGAATTGAGTTAAAAATGGAAGAAACACCTTTTACTACCAAAGAGACGCCTGCTTTAGAAATATTGTCAAAAGACCCCGAAGACGTGCTGCCTCCAACTCCAGTCGGCGATTCTTTCACAATGGCGTTAGTGTTAATATCAATTACAAGTAGTCGGTAGGGATAGAGCTTATTCCATCTGTCAGGGTCAATGTCAATAGGGGGGAAAAAAGAGCCATTCTCTTTTCCTTGCTGGAAGTAACCCCACGGCTGTACGATCTTGGTGTTTAATCCTTCGACGGAGATGCCCGGTACTACAGGGGGTGTTATATTTCTAAGAAACATCAATTATAAGATTACGAGTTTGAAAAAAGCCCTGCTAAGAAATGCAAAATAAAGGATAACTATTTGTTTTAATTACAGTTCTTTGTAGAGCCTAGAATACTCAGAAATTAGATATCGAGATGGGATCTTAATCGTAAGAACGAGCCTTTGTCCTTGTATGTCTTGAATTGTGGCTCTAATTTCATCACAATTGTCTGAAACTAGGTAAATGCTGTCGCCGTCAGAGAAGAGAGATGAGTCTTTAACGCTAACCTGATATGTGTTTGTAGCGTCTGCGGCAAACGAAGAACAGGCCAAAAGAGTTGAGTAGACAGCGGCTTCATTTTTAATGGAAGCAATCTGAGAGTCTTGAGAATCCTTTCCACGAGTCATGTTGTTAACCGAAACTAAAGATCCAGTGGCAAGTCCTATTCTAAGCTGTAGAGCTTGAGCCCTTGAAAAGTAAAAATTAGGAGAAGTGCTTGTAACTGGCCCCCCTGTAGCCGTAATGACCCCAGTCGTTAGGCTTTGGGTAAGGCCGCCCATGTAATTTGTAAGTTGAGTTGTCCGTGTTGCTAGGGCGGCGCTCCTTGTCGTGATAGCCGCTTGAATTGCCGTTAGGTTGATAGGATTTAGCTTAGTCACATTAGTGGGATCAAGGCCAATTGGAGCAGGGGCGGCAGAACTAGCCGTGGCGGCATTAAACTGCACCTGAGTTAGGTTGCTTGCTTGTGTGTACGTAATCGTACTCGTTAGACCGACCCAGACGTCAATTGCACTAATTGCAGCCAGTACACTTGTCCTCTCTGTCGTGTTCTGAGCTTGTCTAGCTGAATTTGTTTCTGCCGCTATTATTGCGTCAAGAGCAGTCTTCTCAGCCGAAAGAGCTGATCTTAGGCTCCCTATGTCAGAGATAGCAGCACTCATGGCAGCTGAAAATCCAGTTGTGGCCGTAAGGGAAACCCCGTTGACGCCACTTCCCCCGGCAGGACATGTCTGTCCAGTAATGCGATTGCTTTGGTTGCTCGGTGAGATTGCCAAAAGAGCGGCAAGGGATGCGTTAAATGTAGTAATTCTAGTGGGTTCACCGACAAAGGGTGAGGTCGATAGACCAAGTCCTCGGGCTAACTGATACGGAAGCTGAACTAGCCAAGTGGACGGATAGAAAATGTTTCCAGAAGTCAAATTTGAGGCCGCCACGACATCTGCGTCCGTATATGTAGTGTAAGAAAGTTGCGATAAATACTGCCTTTCTGTTTGATACAGATTCACAAGATTATTTTGAGTATTCCAGATAGAAAAGTTGCCGTCTTCGAGAAGCTGAGACTTAGCGATCTCTGCCTGAAGCTGAACCTTTATACTTTCCACTGAAGCCACACGGCTTGCAGATACAACTATTTTCTTAGAAAATGCAATACGGGAGGCTTGAGATAATGGCATTAGTGTACTCGGAACGGCTGCTTGTATACGCTGATAAGCCCAGCCTGGGCCTCTATTTGCTCATCTAGATCATTTGGATGTTTAATGATCATTTGAAGATTTTTTATTAAATGTCTGTAGTTTTTATCAGCTTCAAAACGAGTGTAAATAGGAGAGTCTCCAAAAACAACGTGTTGGTTGTTCATGACGATGCACCACTTATCGGCTTCAAATACCATTAGTCTGTCTAAATCTTCCTGGGTTTTTATGACTTGATCTTTTTTATTTTTCATGTTGCAAATACCTTTGTTGAAAAGCCGCTTATACAATTGCTCATAACAAGCCCCATGGCGCTCACGCCTAGGTACGTACTCACTAAGGTTGGGATAGGCAGTCCGGCCTTACCTCCAACGAAACATAGTCCGTCCATCGTAATCTGAGGAGCTTTGATTCCTGCCATAATTTGAGCCTCCATCTCTATCTGCTGGGCCTTAATGGCAAGGCTATTGTTAACCTTAATGCTTCCTGAACTAGACTCTACTGTTAGATTTCCCTTGATAGAACTAGCCAAGTCGCCCTTGGTCTTAACATTAAGAGTATCACCCGACGTGCTTAAAGTCACGCCTCCTTTGTTTGCAGACATGTTAATATTTTTATTAACCGATAAGGTAGAGCTTCCTGACGCTGTGGTTGTGACATCTCCTGACTTCGCAATTATGTAAGTTGCCGCTTTGTTTTGGATCTTAAGCGTGCCCTCTTTATCTATCGAAACAGAAGTAGTACCCTGAGCTTTATCGACTGGCTTACCAAAGCTGTCTGTGGCTCCATTGAAACTAAAACCTAAAGCACCTTCGTTGTCAATTGAAAGCTTGACTCCGTTGTACTCAAAAAATAGTCCAAGCTCATCAGGCTTAAGGCTTGATGGTCTGTTTGGATGCCCGAGAGCGGAAACTATAATGCCTCGATCGCCCTGACCATTAATACATAGCATTAAAACTAAGGCTCCATCTTGACCGTAGCTATCAACGCCATTCCCCCCATTAAACTTAGTTTCTTGACCTCTCAGTCCATATTCAAAATAGTCAGCTATTGATCCAAACCCCTGAGCTGTCGTGCAGTTTTTATATAGAGTGGGCGTTCCTCCAGCTTTTCCGTTTTGCTCGTACACAGTGACATTGTATTCTGGATAAACCTTATTGACAGACTTTGGGCTGTTAGATGGAATATACTCCGCAATAATTCCCACCCTTAGGGCGAAGTTTTTGTAATTTTTATCGTAAACATTGGTAGCCGAGTCTTCGGATAGACTGAACAGGGCGCTTGGGAATACGGTTCCATTAGGTAGCATCATAACTATGAATCTCCTTTATTTGACGATCTGTCGTTCGTAACACCGGGAAGTATCTTACCCCCAGAACTCGAATAGTCTGTTTCAAGCTCGTCTTTGTAAAGATCGTTAATAGTATTCCCATATACAGTGTATTCATTGTTGCTGTCACTGTCAATTCCATGAGAAAGGTTGACGGTAGTGGTAAAAGTTTTCTGCCCATTGTTTTCAAGGGAGCATGAGTGACTGAGACCTTCTATGTGGTAAACGATTCCATCAAATTCTAGGTTATCGCCTAGCGCAATAGGATCTTGAATCCCAAAGCAAGTCAACTGGCCACTGAGCTTCATCTGTCCGCCCATTAATGCGTCAGCTAAAAGTCTGGCCCACGTAGCTGACCGAAACCCGAACCCTGCATTGTAGTCCAGAGAGTTTTGGATCACATAGGGCCTTAGACCAGATCTTCTGATATCGCTACTGTCTATAACGGAGTTTTGCCCTGCTGCACTTTGTTGAGCGATAGGGGTCTCAGCATTTCCGTTGTATCCAAAAGGAATCCCGAACACTTGTACAAAATTCACTCTTAGAGCGTCATCTCTTCCTACGCTTAGGCTTTTAACCAAACTTGGGGATACGATCCAGCGTGGAAGTGAAAGGAAGGGGGTACAATTATTACCCAGAGAGGCATAGTGATTAGAGCTAAAGGGGATCTGTCTGAATACCAAAATAGGCATGATGTGCCCTTCTGGCGAAAGTCTGAAAGTTGTAAACATTTCATTTATGGGAGAGTTAGAATAGCCGTTGATTATAGACCAGCCTGAACTTTGATTGAAATATTCAGGTCTAACTGTAGTCGTGCCTTGAACTGAAGAGGGGCACAGGAAGAAATTCGCTTTATTAGGTTTAAACTCGGGGTTGTAAGCGTCAACATCAAAATCTTCATCAGCACTTGGGCTACTCGGAGAGCTGCTAGGGGAACGATTTTGTACTAAGGGAATATTTGACCCTTTTCTTTTTTTAGGAGAAGGAGACCTATATGATCCGTATTTTTGAATACCTAAAAAGAACCTGTAGAAATTAGAAAAGGTCACAGCATTTGGTATCCCAAGTAATTCCCCCAGTCCTTTTGGAACTAAGAACGCCTGATTTGGCGAAACAAGAACCCCAGAGGTGTCGGCCTTCTTAAGAGGAGCCCCGTTGACTGGAGTACTGCTTGGTGGGCCATCCTTGAGGGTCGGACCTCCGCCAAGGATCAGGCTTATAAAATTTTGAACAATGCTTTGTATGGGTCCAGCTAGGCCCGTCTTGCTTTGCATTGTCGCTCCAATGTTTGCTAAATACTTTAGATCCTGCTCTTCCCCAAAAGGCCTTGTTATATAGGGACTAAAATAAATAGAGTTTTCAAACTCTTGAAAAGACTTGCCTTCTAATACATAGGCCAAAAACTTACGGCCAGATGCGTCAACTGAAAGTTCTTGGCGAACAGAAGTGACCTTGAAAACCCCTTTGAATCCGTCAGATATTAAATTGATTGGCTTTAGTTTTTCAGCCCTAGTGACAAGTGAGTCTTCAGTTTGAGTGTCGTCAGTAATCTGTTGCTGATAGTCAAGCATGTTAGCTAGGACATAGTCGCCTGCCGAGATAGCGGCCATGTAATTTATATTACCAGGCATTAGGACAGTTCTTAAGGACCCGTGAGGAGAACTTTTTGAATGAGACACGGTAAGGTTTATGCAGTCTGATGTGATTATCAAAGGTTTGTCGTTAGTGAGGGTTGATCCGCCTATTTGACTATTCCATTTTGGAGGTCTGCTTGCTGTAGCTCTGACAGAGGGTGTGGTCCCATACTCTGATGGTATCGGGTTTCGCAGTTCTGGGTTAATAAAACTTACGACAGTTAACATCCAACCGGGCGAAGTCTGGTGATTATTCCCATCGGATGATTTTACAGTTTGATTTACGGATTTTACATTAAAGTTGCTCATTAGATCTTAGACCCTGGTAGTAAGGAGCGTGGCCCCGTATAGTAACCCGTCATCTTGCTTGCTCTTTCCATCTCATTTATGCGATCTGCTAAGGAGTCCAAGGATTTTGCAAGCTTTTCGGCAGCGGTATCTGCATTAATAAAGCCGCTTCCAGCAGCGATAGTTTCGTCCTCTGTCTCGCTCTTTAGCTCTGGCTCCTCTATGACTAACATTCGGGATTTTGGTCCACTTTGATTAGTGTTTAGCGTTGGATTATATTCGTTAACCAAATCCATAGCTGCTTGATTTCCTTGTTGCGCTCTGGGCATGGCCCCCGTTTCGGAGAATTGGGCTGCTACTCTGGCATCTATATCCTTATTAGAGAGCTTGTCGCCACGTATTGCGGCCTGCTCTATGACGGCCCTCTTCTGCAAATCACTGATCTGCTGTTCACTAAGGACACTTCCTTCAAAAGTTTTCTGATCTTCTGGGGACATAGCTAGATAGTTGTCTCTTTTTGCTCTCTCGGACTCTGCACGCCCCACAGCATTCCGAGCGGTTGGATTAAAAGCCAGGGTGGCCGAGTTTTTAATCTCTTTCCCGAGCCTTACAATTTCCTCGGGAGTCTTTCCAGATTCTTGCGCTACTAATTTAACAATCTCGTTATCAACATTAAGCTCTTCTGGCTTAAGCATCGCAAACTGACTGTTAAGCCCAACGCCACTCGTTAATATGCCTGCTTTTGAATACGCAGTATACTGAGCAGCACCATATGCTCCACCAGACTGAGAGCCGAAACTAGAGACAAATTCATTTGCACTTACCCCAGCTTTTATTCCCACTTCGTTAGAAACATCGGCAAACCTACTCATAAAGGTCTCGTTAAAAGATTTTGCCCCTGCGTCTGTGTAAACACCTCCAGCAATTTGACCGCTAGATAAAATGTTCACAAGCATTTTCATCTCTTTAGCGTTGACCGTTGCGTCCATACCGATCTTCGTTCCTTCGGCTATGTTCTTGACTATCATTTTTTGAGCATTTGCAGAATCAGTACCCGAAGACAAGATTCCTATTTCTTCGTTTGCAACGCCTCCATACCCAAGCTTATTTAAATTTGAGGCAAAGTCTCCTAATTCAAAGGTTCCCTGAGTACTACCCCTAGAGAACATGGTCTCCATCATTGCCTTACGCACAGGGTCTTCGTTGATCTTTGCCATTTGGGCGTCGATCATACCTTGACTGGTTCTTCTCTCTAGCTCATCTCCGTAGTTCAAGGACGAAGGAGTAATTCTGTTTAGCAGTCGTCCTCCAAAAGCCATGGCCCCTACTCCACCTG